CGTCGGCACTCAGGATGTGCAGATTGTTGTTCTGTCCACCAACACCGGTTCGGGTGTGTTCACTCTCGAAGTGGCCTACACTCCCGGCATCAATTTGGCGAGCTGATTGTGAAATTGACGCTCACGGCCATCGGGTATATTCGCCATCACGCCGGATCAAAAGGCAACGTTGTGCCGCTCAAAATTGCGGCCGCATCAGGAGAAGAGTCATGAAGGGCGGACGCAAATCAAGAGCCACTGGCGGCGCTGACGAGGCCGAAGAGGACCTGAAGACGAAGGCGGAAAACCGCAGCTACACTGGCGATCCGAAGGATCCGAGTCCCGCCAAGGAAGCCGAGGAACTGAAGAAGGGCGGCCGGGCCAAGAAGGCGCGCGGCGGCAAGTCGGTCGGCAAGGTCGAGGGCGAAAAGCACGAAATGCACGCCGGGCGCAAGCCGCGCAAGGCCGGTGGGCGCGCCAGTTCCGACGCGAATCCATTCACCTCTGCGCGCAAGGGCAGCGATCCGCCGGGCCGCAAGGTGATGAAGGGCGAAGTCGGGTTCGGCGAGGATTGAAAGCGCCGACGTAGGGCATATCGCCCCTGGCATGACCACACGCGGGGCCTCATAGGCCCCGTAGTCATTTTTGGAGTGCGTAGACCATGAGACCAGTCACCCTTACCGTAGGCCCTCTGACAGCCTCGAGCGCGAATAATATCGCCCTGAGCCAGACGCCAACCGGCGGCACATTCGTCCTGAACGGATCTCTAGCCAGCGGCGGCATCGCGACGTTGGGTAGTCCGCAGCGGATCACCATCACGACGACCGACACGACGCATACCTTCAAGATCACCGGTACCAGCCCCACGTGGGCCGTGATTTCCGAGACGACGCCAGTCGGCAATGGCACCTCACTCACATCGGCGCTGAGCTATGCGACTGTTACCTCTGTGGTGGCGAGCGGCACGCCGACTGCGGCTACCACCATCGGTACGTCAGGAATCGGCGACGCGTGGGTACGCCTGGATGAGTGGGCGAATCCTGGAGTGTCCATTCAGGTCGATGTCACCGGCACTGTCAATTACACCATTCAGTCATCGCTGGACGATCCGAACAGCCCGACCAACCCAGTGCTGCCGGCGTCGATGACGTGGGTGAATAGCCCAGACGCGACCGCCGTCGCAGCCACGGCTGCGATCCAGACGAGCCTTGGCGGATTCAATGCCTATGCAGCGATGAGCCCGACCTTCGTGCGCATCGTGCTCAACAGTGGCAGCGGCTCCGTTTCGGCAACGGTGATTCAATCAAGCGTGACACCGCGGTAAACGCCATGCGTCCAATTGTCGTCACTTCTCAGAACTGCGGTCCTACTCAGATAGGTCCGGGGTCGAGCAGCGCGCCGAATCCGCCGAATACGTCCGGGACATACGACTTTGCGCCGAGTATGGGCGAGGCGGTTCTATACGCCTTTGGCCAATGCGGTGTGCGCCGGACCGCTCTGACGCAGCAGCACTTTGAAGACGCGCGCATGGCGGCGAATCTGATGCAAGCGGCATGGTCCGCCCGCGGTGTCAATCTGTGGGCCGTAGACTTGCAGTGCGTACCTCTGGTCCAAGGGTGTGCAACTTACCAGGTGCCCAGCAACACCATCGTCATGCTCGATATGTACATCGGATTCAACAACGGGGTCGGTGAGACCGATCGGCTGATCCTGCCGGTGAGCCGTACTGAGTACGCAAGTTATACGAACAAGGAGCAGCAGGGTTTTCCGACCGTTGCATGGTTCGATCGCCTGCTCGCACCGCAGGTCACGCTGTGGCCGGTGCCGAATGGGCAACAGTCCGTGCTGAAGTATTATCGACTACGTCAGAGTCAGGATTCCGTGCTGGCGAACGGTCAGCAAGTAGAATTACCGGTGTACCTGCTTGAAGCATTTTGTCTTGGGCTTGCGGCGCGCCTCGCCATTATCTGGGCGCCAGATCGCGCTCCTGGTCTGAAGGTTTTGGCGGATGAAGCGTACAATGTAGGGATCGCGCAAAACGTAGAAACTAGCGCGGTGTATATCTCTCCATCCATGGGCGGATATTTCAGATGAGAGTTTCAAAAACATTCGTTGTTTACATGGCGACCAATATCGCTAACGGGAAGCGCTATATCGGCTACACCTCTGTCGGGTTGCAGCGGCGCCGTGCCGCGCACCTTGGAAAGGCGTACCGGCAAGAACCGGGCTGTCCGAAATTTCATAACGCCATAAGAAAATACGGACGAGAGGCGTTCGCCTGGAAAGTAGTGGCGACATTCGGCTCCAGACTGATGGCCATGGCAGAAGAAATTCGGCTGATCAAAAAACTCAATCCTGAGTACAACCTAACCATCGGGGGAGAGGGAAACGGTGGCGGGACCCCATGGAATAGAAAACCGGTAACATGCTTGGATGACGGAAACATCTTCCCGTCCGCCACTAGCGCCGCAGAGTTTTATGGTCTAACGGCGGCAAATGTTCACGAGGTATGCCAAGGAAAATACAGATCGGCACGAGCGAAGTATCATTTTGTATTCGGTAATGTGCGGACGCGCAGAGGTCTTCGGTTGAGGATGATTAGAAAGATCGAGAATGATCACGCTAATAACCGCCGGAAGGTAGCCAAACGGAAGCAACCGTATCGCGGCGTCATTGCCCACAAGGATGTGATTGGCAGAAGTGCTGCGGGCCCGCAAAAACAATCCAAATCAGTACGCTGTTTAAGCGATGGCAGGATCTTCCCTTCCGCGAGTGCGGCTGCTCGTCACTATGATTTGAACGCCTCTTCTGTCAGTCAGTTGTGCTCCGGAAGCATGTTCATAGTCGGCAAATGCATGACTAGGCGGTTGAGTGCAGGTGGACACGTGTTCGAGTATGTGCGGAGTGATCCGTAATGGGATATGCATCTTTATCGGGTCGCGCCAGGACCAGCGCCAGAAATCCACAGGCGCACGCCCAATGCGACAGATGCGGGTTTCGCTACAATCACGTGGATTTGCGCTGGCAGATGCAGTGGCGTGGCGCGGCAATCCAGAACATTTTCATTCTCGTGTGCGATAGATGCTTGGACATTCCGCAGCAACAGTTGCGCCAGATCACATTTCCGGCAGATCCTGAGCCGATCATGAACGCCCGCGTACAGGACTTTGTCGCGGCATCGACCGACTACCGATCTCTGTCAGAAGTGACGATCGATCCGGTAACCGGCATTCCAAAGCCCTCGCAGGTTCTGCGCATCACGGATGACTGCCTGAACCGCACGGTCGAACCGTATGGCGCTCCAATCGGGCTTGATCAGCCAGCGGTCATGCCATATAACGGGGCCGTGCAAAAGGCGTTTGGAGCCCCCGTCTCGTTGCTGTCGGTGACATCCAACGGCACCAATATCATCACCGCGACCTGTTTCAAGCCGCATGGCCTGAAAACCGATGATCAGATATCCGCCGCTGGACTCAACGCTGCGAACGGGTTTTTCAGCGTCGTAGTGGTCAACCCGATGGTGTTTACGTGGGCCGTGGTCCCGAATATCCAAGCTGCGGCTTTGCTGACTGGCACCTCGCGGGTAGTGCCCACGCTGGTGGGACTGCCGCGTAGCTCAGCGACGATTCCGCAGGTCACATCACATTCGCGCGTGGGCGGGACGCAGACCGTCCCTGGTGAGATTATCACCGGTTCCGGTTCGCCCATCATCACGGGAAGCGGGTCTCCGATCGTGGTCGGTCCATAACGTGGCGACTTCATCCATACCGCAATTGCCACAGGCAGTTTCGCTCACAGGAGCGGAACTGCTGGAGCTTGCGCAATTATCTGGAGCGGGACATCTTCAGAGTTTCCGATCAATTCGCGCATCCATCGCTCAGGTGCTGCTGCTGGCATCGCAGATCGCGCCCACGGGCCCGGTCGGAGTAGCAACTGACGCGCCATCAGGCGCGAACAACAACTACACAGCCAACAACGAATTTGGTCCGCTGATCGGGTTCATCGACCTAACACCGCCGACAAACTGCAATATCACCGGACTCATGGCAGGGTTTGACGGACAGATCGTCACCATCACGAACCTCGCGCCAGGAGTCACGGTGACGCTCAACGCGCTGAATGGTGGCTCTGTCTTGGCCAATCAATTCCGTATGGTGGCAGACTTTCTGCTGCCGACGAATAATTCAAAGTCCTTCAGGTATTCCGCGACGATCGGAAAGTGGGTAGCGCTGTGAAGAACATAAAATGGCTACTGTTGCTGCTGTGCTCTATTGCGCATGCTCAGGCGGTGTACAACTACTTCGCGCCCGGGGGCGCCCTCAGCGGGAACGCCACATCGCAGACCGTCAATTTGAGCGCTACCGGATTCGTCAACGGCATCCTGCCTATCACCAATGGCGGAATCGGAGCGCTTTCGTTCGCGTCGGCTCATCTGCCGGTTATCGTCGGAACGCCAGCCTCTGGGAACTGCGTGCAGTGGGCATCGTCCGTTTCGATAGCGGATTCAGGATCGACCTGCGGTGGTGGCGGGGGTGGTGGAAGTGCCTTCAGCGCACTGACGAGCAGCATCAACACGACTGCGACCATGGTCGTTGGGACTGGGGCAAGCCTGTCCGCCCAGGGCAGCGGGACGATCGTTGCCACGAATGTGCCGCTCCCAGCAAGTCCTACCGGAACCGTAGGGCTGACCGCGGTGATCGGAGCGGCGGCCACCTTTATGCGCTCCGATGCGGCCCCGGCGCTCAGTCAGGCGATCAGCCCGACATGGCTCAATCAGCATACCTTCAGCAATCCAGGGCTGCCAATACTGATCAAGCCGGCTGCGACGACCTATGCCGAAGGCCCGCAGATGGCCGATCAGCAAACGAATGGTCATTCCTGGGGATGGATCTCTGGCTACTGCAACGGCGCGAATCCCGGCACGATGGGCCTGCACGATTACACGCCGAACACGACCGCGTTGTGCGTAGGGTCTGATCACAGCATATTCACTGGCGGCGTGACCGGCGGCGATGAAGGTCCCGGAACCATCAATGCGGCGGGTCTATTCGTCAACGGCGTTGCCGTATCTGGATCGACGGCAGCGAATCCGTCCGCATCAATTGGCCTGACTGCGGTGAATGGCTCCGCAACGACATTCATGCGCTCCGACGCCGCGCCGCCGTTGTCCCAGTCCATAAGCCCTACCATGACTGGGACATGGAACTGGACTAATCCGTCAACGATCGGGAGCATAACTCCATCGTCGGCCACCTGGGCGTCTGAATTTCGCCTCAATGATCAGCAAATCAGCGGCCATTCGTATGGAGACATAGCCGGATACTGTAATGGCGCAGCTGCAGGCACTTGGACTCTATACGATTACACCGCCGCTCTATCGAGAATCTGCGTAGCGGCCACTGGTGCCGTGACGGTCGAGCCCCCGAGCAGCGGCGGCACGGCTTTACTGGTGGATGGATCGTCTGGCACCAACGTCAATGCGCTCATAGTGAATTCTGGGAACAGCGGTGCCACAGCCGCCGCTGATGCGCTTGTCAGTCGGAGCGGTTCCAGTGCCAACAATATTCAGGCAGGCCCGAATATCACGCTCTCAGATAGCGGGGCAACCACTGTTAGCGTGCTACAGCAGTCTGGCGGACAGACTGAATTGTGGCAGTACAACGGATCGTGGATTCGTGACATGTACTTTGCGACTAACCGCGGCATGGTGGTCGGCGCAGCCACTGGCGGTTCTGAAGGCGCCGGAACGATCAATGCCACTGGCTTGTACGTAAACGGCATTGCGGCCGCGATCCCGAGCACTGGCAGCGTTGCGCTCTCGTACGTCAGCGGATGCGCTACTGGATCATTCGCTCCCACCATCAACTACACCGTGATCGGAAACGTTGTCACTTTCAAACTCACACCGAGTGACTGTTCGATCTCCGGAACCCAGATAGTAGCGAGCGGATTGCCGGCGGCGATTCAGCCTGCCAGCAACACCGGAGTCGCAAGTGTTGTGCTCGGCAACAACGTGCAACAGGTCGGTCAAGTACTCATTCAGGGCGGCTCAGGTGGCCAATTGACTATAGTCCCCGCAACTACTTCCGGGAGTTGCGGGACCGCGACCACCAACGAGACATCTGGTAGCTACACGCTGAACTGACATGGCAAGTGCACCGGCAACAAATCCGCTCTCATATAACGCCTATGTGCAACAACTGGGTGTCATGGCCGTCGAGCTGACGGCAGAAGCGACCGGTGTCTGTTCATTCGTCAATGCAAACCTTCAGACCATCCTGCCGAACGCGCTCAACTATGCCGAACTGCGGATCCAACGGGACCTTGATTTTCTGAATGCCAAGGCATCCAATTCGTACGCCCTGACGGCCGGTGCGAATGTCCTGTCGATTCCGATCAATGATTTCCTGATGTTGGAGACACTGGAGGTAACGCAAAACAATGGCTCTCAGGTTGTCAACTCGACACCGCTGACACCCGTGTCTAAGGAATTCATCCAGAACTGCTACTCGGGTGCGGCAAGCGCTGGGACACCTAAGTTCTTCGCGATGATTGGAGATAATTTCGGCGACGGCGGAAATGCGTTCCTGAATGTGCTGCTGGGTCCGGTGCCGAACTTTGCATATCCGATACGCGCGTACGGCGTGATTCGCCTGCCGTCGTTGGCGAAGTTTGCGTCCAATGGGCCCGCGGATACTTCGTACACGTTTATCAGTCAGTTCCTTCCGGACCTGCTGATGATGGCGAGCATGATATACATCACCGCGTTCCAGCGGAACTTCTCCGCCACCAGTGATGATCCGGCCATGGGGCAGTCATACGAGAAACAGTATCAGGCATTGCGGCTTGGTGCGATCAGCGAAGAGAACCGCCGCAAGTTCAACGAGTCCGCCTGGTCTTCGATGTCGACGCCAGTGTCGGCGACACCCGTGCGGTGAACCATGCCACACGCCGTACTAAAACTGGTTCCTGGCACTGACACGCAAGAGACGCCTGCGCTCAATGAGAATTCTGGTATTTCGCAGACCCAGTTAATTCGCTTCTGGCCGGATCGTAACGGCTTGGGGTTGGTGCAAAAATTGGGCGGATGGACAAGATTCTTCCCGACGGCCATGGCGGCGATAGTTAGAGCGCTGTGGGCTTGGGAGGATCTGGATGAGAATGCCCATTTGGCGATCGGTACGCAGGTCGTTCCGACCACGGCACATTCACAACTGGCGGTGATAACTAATGGCATCCTGAAGGATATAACGCCGACACAGGCAAGCAGTTCTCTCACGCCGCCATCGGTGACGCCAACCATCGGCAGTGCGTCGTTCCTGGTCACCGACATTGCGACGCCTGGAATCACCGATATTAACAGCGTCTACATCGCCACGCAGATTGCAGTCGGCGGCGTCGTGCTGTTCGGACTCTATGAGTGCGACCCTGACGGCTTTTCCGGGGCGACTCAATACACCGTGTACGCGCGCGATATATTGGGGAACTTGCTGCCTGCAACAACGCTGGGTGCGGTATCGCTTCCTATGTTCACCACGACCAATGGCTCGAACGTAGTGACCGTGAATCTCACTAACAATGGCTATGCGGTTGGCGTCAGTTTCCCAGTGCTAGTGTCAACGTTCGTCGGCGGCGTGACGCTGTTTGGCAATTACGTGGTCCAGTCGGTGGTAGATGCCAACAACTTTACGATTGTCGCGGCCCAGGCGGCGACCTCCGGTGCGTCAGCCACTCTGAATAATGGGACCGCGCTATTCGTGTACAACGGGATCGCATTGACGCCGCCGTCAGCATTACCGATTCTCGCGGCTGATTGGACGCTGGATAACTTCGGTGAGGACTTGATCGCGTGTCCGACCAGTTCGACTGAAGTGTTTGCTGGGCTGGCCTATCAGCCAATCTATGTCTGGAATCCTCTGCAGGCGACGGCGGCGGTCATACCGCAGGCACCGCCGGTTAACGATGGCATTTTCGTCGCCATGCCACAGCGGCAACTTGTGGCGTGGGGATCCACTGCGACAGGGGTCCAAGATCCATTGCTGATCAATTGGTCTGACGTGAATAATATTCAGCAGTGGATTGCTCTCGTGACCAATCAGGCGGGCTCCTACCGCATACCGAAAGGTTCGCGCATCGTCGCTGGGCTGCAGGGTCCGCAGCAGGCGCTAATATGGACCGACATCGATGTCTGGTCCATGCAGTATATCGGTCCGCCGTTGGTGTATTCGTTCAACGAAATAGGTGCCGGATGCGGCCTGATTGGACGCAAAGCCGCGTGCACGCTCAATGGAATTTATTACTGGATGGGACCGCGGCAGTTTTACAGCCTGTCAAGTGCCGGCGTGGAACCCATTCTTTGCCCGGTGTGGGACGTGGTGTTCCAAAATCTTGATCAGGCGAATCTGTCCAAGATACGCGCGGCCGTCAATTCTCTGTTCGGAGAGGTGACGTGGTACTACCCGTCAATCACCGGCGGGACTGGAGAGATAGATTCCTACGTGAAGTACAACGCCTATCTGAATGAATGGGACTACGGAACGCTTGGGCGCACGGCGTGGGTGGATCAATCCGTGCTCGGACCGCCTATTGGTGCTGATCCATCTACCCTGCTTCTTTATCAGCATGAGACTTCAAACGATGCGGATGGCGCAGCAATGCAGCCGTTCTTTCAGAGCGGATATTACACGCTGTCAGAAGGAGACTTCGAGACCTTCATGGATCTGGTGTGGCCGGATATGAAGTGGGGTCAGTACTCGCAGGCCAAGACGGCCACGGTACAGATTTCGTTCTACTGCCTGAATTATCCTGGCGATGCGCCAGTAGTGTTCGGACCGTACTCGGTGACTCAGGCCACCAAGTTTTTTAACACCAGACTGCGCGCGCGGATGGTGGCGGTCCGAATATCCAGCAGCGACCTTGGGTCGTTCTGGCGAATCGGCGCCTTGCGCTATCGATTTGCTCCGGATGGGCAGTTCTGATGGGTGGTCAGCCGCAAATCGGCGGAGCGTCGATATCCGACATCCTGACCACGCTCAAGAATCTCGTGGTGGCCGTGAATGCTGCCACGACGGCGTATATATCTGTCAACGGGACCTCGACCAAGGAGGGTATTGCAGGCCCGCTAGTGGTCAAAACGAAGTCCGGCAGGGTCGCTTCTGTCAGCGTGATTGTTGCCGGTAGCACTACGGGGATGATCTACGACTCAAGCGATGTGAACACGCCGACAGCGCCACTTTGGGTCATCCCGGCCGCCGCTAAGACCAATGGCGAGCCGTACGTGGTGAACATGCCCACGGATACGGGTATTCTCATCGTGCCCGGAACCGGACAAACTGTCACTGTGAACTGGTCATGAGCAATAAGGATGTTGCCGTAGCACTGAACGTCGCCCGCAGGCACCGTGACGACGGCGGCACGACAACCAGCGTCGAATCGGTCAAGCCGCCGAAGGTGCCGCACTTTCACGTCGGACCGATCCACAGTGCGGTCGCCGGTCGCACCGACCATCTGCCGATCACGGTACCGTCCGGATCGTACGTGCTACCGGCTGACATTGTCAGTGCTGGCGGCGAAGGCAATACGATGGCGGGCTTCAAAGTCCTGCGCCGGACGTTCGGCGGTACGCCATATGGATCCGGAGACGCGCCGTACGGAGAGTCTGGGGGTCCCTATGGCTCTCCAGCGGCTCGCGCAGCCGGTGGACAAGTCAAGCACCGCGCTGCGGGCATCCTCTTCGTCAGTCCAGAAAAGGAGGTGCTGCTGCTGCGCCGGACTGGCAAGGACCATCAGGGAGAATGGGCGCTCCCGGCTGGCGGTATCGAGAAAGGTGAGACGCCAGAACAGGCCGCGCGTCGCGAGACCGAAGAGGAAGCTGGGCACAGTCACGAAGGAGGACTGTCACCATTCATGCACAGC